GGATCTCAAATATTACACAGAATAAGAGAAAAGATGATTGAACATAATTTATTGTTAGTCCCCAATACGTCAAATGAAAATTGGACGACACATACAAAACAAAAAAGGTCAAGAAGTGACAGAATTCATAGTTGAAATGGATTTGAATTATACATGGATTAATGCTGATAAACCAGAAGAACAGTATGAAGTAAGTTATCACGCTTACGGTCAACAAAATGATATTTCACAAGCACATGGCACAGCGTTAACTTATGCTGAACGCTATTTCTTAATGAAGTTCTTTAACATTCCAACTGATGAAGATGACGCAGACGCAAAACAAAAACAAGATAAATATTCAACAGTAAGTCAAGAATTTAAAGACATACTAACTAAAGAAGTTAATGATTTTATAGCCATAGCTAAAGAAAGTGGATTCGCGGAAAAATACCAGGAACAAATTAACAAATTAGAAAAAATGAACGTCGAAGCACTGAATAAAAACCAAATCAATGTAACCAGACAACAGATAAAAAAATGGCTTGGAGGAATTGAACAATGAATACAGTAAATTTAATTGGGAACCTAGTGGCAGATCCAGAGTTAAAAGGTCAAAACAACAACGTAGTTAACTTTGTAATCGCAGTACAGAGACCATTCAAAAACAAACAAACTAACGAATATGAAACAGACTTCATTCGTTGTGTTGCATTTGGTAAGACTGCTGAAATCATCGCTAATAACTTTAATAAAGGTAATAAAATTGGCGTTACTGGTTCAATACAAACCGGTAGTTATGAAAATAATCAAGGACAGAAAGTGTTTACTACAGACATCGCAGTCAACAATATAACTTTCGTTGAACGTAAAAACAACGGTCAATCTAACAACCAACAACAGCATAATTCATATAACGCACCACAGAATAGACAGCAATCAAATAATCCATTTGCTAATGCTAATGGTCCTATAGAAATCTCTGACGATGATTTACCTTTCTAGGACGTGATTAAATGGCTCAAATCAAAAACTATATCACTCAAGATGACGGCACAACAACAGTCGTTATCGAGGGTGCCGAGCTAGGAGACAAAGAAACATTATTACTTGATAACGGCTACGAAGTCGAATGTGATTTGCGAATCGAAGACCCATTCAAAATAACAGACAAGCAACGAAGAAAAATATTTGCGCTCTGTAACGACATAGAGAGCCACACAGGCCAACCACGTGACTATATGAGGTATTTGTTCCAAGAATATGTAACGGTTCTGTATGACTATGACAAGAGTATTTCGTTAAGTGACTGTACACGGATGCAAGCGAATCAAATTATAGAGGTAACACTCGATTGGATATTTCACAACGACATACCGCTTAGTTATAAAACAAGCGACTTGCTGAAACAAGATAAATCATTCTTATACTGGTCAACTGTTAACCGCAACTGTGTAATATGCGGAAAGCCTCAAGCTGACCTAGCTCATTATGAAGCAGTCGGCAGAGGAATGAACAGAAACAAGATGAATCACTATGACAAACATGTATTAGCGCTATGTCGCGAACATCACAACGAGCAACATGCGATTGGCGTTAAGTCGTTTGATGATAAATATCACTTGCATGACTCGTGGCTAAAAGTTGATGAGAGGCTTAATAAAATGCTGAAAGGAAGAGAATAATGGTTAAATCGATATTTTTACAAGATGGAGAAGAAATTTTTGTTGATGATGAAGATTATGAGAGAGTTAATCAATATATTTGGACAAAATCTTATGTAGATAACGTTAGAAGAATTCACACAAAGACACTCAACGTTAGCTTAAGTGGATTTGTATTAGAAAATGGTTTTCAAAAAATAAAAAATAATGATTTTACCAAAAACAACATCACTTCAATTGGTTATCAACAACGATGGGCAAGGCCTACAAGAAATACTTCGAGTATCTATAAAGGTGTTTATTTAAATCGAAAAACAAAAAAATGGTCTGCTGTAATAAAAATTGATAGCAAATCTAAATATTTAGGTAGTTTTGTTAATGAATGGGAGGCAGCTAAAGCATACAACAGCGCAGTAGATAAATATTGGGACGGACAAGGTTATAAGAATCATAAAAATCAAAATGACTCTATATTTGAATATGAATACAAAACTTACAAAGACCAAAAACGTCGTAGAAGAGGAAAAAGTAAGTTCAAAGGAGTCTATTTAACTCAAAGTGGTTATGTAGCGCAAATAACTTATAAAAGAAAGACATATCATATTGGATGGTCAAAAAATATTTATGAGACTGCTCTCATGTTTAATAAAATTAATTTTTATTTACATGGTTCAGACGTAATCCTTAATGACGTACCTATGACAGATGAACTTAAAGAATTCATATCTAACTGGGAAATACCGGACAAAATAAAAGCGCTGAAAGGAGAAGACAATGGGAGAAGTATCGTGGATAAAACTTAAAGTTGGCATGTTTGATGACAGCAAAATCAAATATATCGAAGCTTTACCCGAAAGAGATACGATCATAACCATTTGGGTTAAGTTGCTAACTTTATCAGGAAAGTACAACGAACAAGGTTACATTATGTTATCTGAAAACTTGCCGTATAACGAAGAAATGTTAGCAAATGAGTTTAGCCGACCTATTAACTCAATAAGGTTAGCAATACAAACTTTTGAGACGTTGGGCATGATTGAAAAAGTTAATGGTGTCATAAAAGTGACAAACTGGGAAAAACACCAAAACATTGAAGGACTCGAGAAAATCAGGGCTCAGAACAGGTTGAGGAAACAAAAGCAACGAGAAAACAACAGAAAATTGCTAAATGGTCACGTGACGTCACGTGACAGTCACGCAACAGAAGAAGATAAAGAATTAGATAAAGAATTAGAAAGAGATAAAGAAAAAGATATAGATAAGAACTTAAGTTCAATTAATAGCGCAACTGACGTTACGCATGAGCAATTTGAGGAATGGTGGAAACTTTACGACAAGAAGAAAGATAAGAAGATGTCTTTTACTAAATTCAAATCATGCTTAAAGAAACATTCTTTTGAACAAATCATGCAAGGCACTCGAGAGTATTTAAAAACTATTACAGACAAACAATATCAAAAGTACCCCAAAACATTCTTAACTAATGAAAGCTATATGAATGATTATAGCGAAGAGATTAAAGAAACTGGCATAGATCAATTGGAACGTATGAAGTACGACGAAAGTTATTGGGATTAGGGGGACATTATGAAACCACTATTCAGCGAAAAGATAAACGAAAGCTTGAAAAAATATCAACCTACTCATGTCGAAAAGGGATTGAAATGTAAGAGGTGTGGCAGTGAATACGACTTATATAAGTTCGCTCCTACTAAAAAACACCCGAATGGTTACGAGTATAAAGATGGTTGCAAGTGTGAAATTTATGAGGAATATAAGCGAAACAAGCAACGGAAGATAAACAACATATTCAATCAATCAAATGTTAATCCGTCATTAAGAGATGCAACGGTTAACAACTATAAGCCACAAAATGAAAAACAAGTAAAAGCTAAACAAACAGCAATAGAGTATGTACAGGGTTTCTCTACAAAAGAACCAAAATCATTAATATTGCAAGGTTCATATGGAACTGGTAAAAGCCACCTAGCATACGCTATCGCAAAAGCAGTCAAATCTAAAGGGCATACAGTTGCTTTTATGCACATACCAATGTTGATGGATCGTATCAAAGCGACATACAACAAAAATGCAGTTGAAACTACAGACGAGCTAGTCAGATTGCTAAGTGATATTGATTTACTTGTACTAGATGATATGGGTGTAGAAAACACAGAGCACACTTTAAATAAACTTTTCAGCATTGTTGATAACAGAGTAGGTAAAAACAACATCTTTACAACTAACTTTAGTGATAAAGAACTAAATCAAAATATGAACTGGCAACGTATCAATTCAAGAATGAAACACAATGCGAGAAAAGTAAGAGTAATCGGAGACGATTTCAGGGAGCGAGATGCATGGTAACCAAAGAAATTTTAAAAACTAAACTTGAGTGTTCAGATATGTACGCTCAGAAACTCATAGACGAGGCACAGGGCGATGAAAATAGGTTGTACGACCTATTTATCCAAAAACTTGCAGAACGTCATACACGCCCCGCTATCGTCGAATATTAAGGAGTGTTAAAAATGCCGAAAGAAAAATATTACTTATACCGAGAAGATGGCACGGAAGATATCAAAGTCATCAAGTATAAAGACAACGCAAATGAAGTTTATTCGCTTACAGGAGCCCATTTCAGCGACGAAAAGAAAATTATGACTGATAGTGACCTAAAACGATTCAAAGGCGCTCACGGGCTTTTATATGAGCAAGAGCTAGGGTTACAAGCAACGATATTTGATATTTAGAGGTGCACGATGAGTAAATACAACGCTAAGAAAGTTGAGTATAAAGGGATTGTATTTGATAGCAAAGTAGAGTGCGAATATTACCAATATTTAGAAAGTAATATGAATGGCACTAACTATGATCGTATCGAACTACAACCGAAATTTGAATTATTACCAAAACTAGATAAACAACGAAAGATTGAATATATTGCAGACTTCGCGTTATATCTCGATGACAAACTGATTGAAGTTATCGACATTAAAGGTATGCCAACCGAAGTAGCAAAACTTAAAGCTAAGATGTTCAGACACAAATACAGAAACATAAAACTCAATTGGATATGTAAAGCGCCTAAGTATACAGGTAAAACATGGATTACGTACGAGGAATTAATTAAAGCAAGACGAGAACGCAAAAGAGAAATGAAGTGATCTAATGCAACAACAAGCATATATAAACGCAACGATTGATATAAGAATACCTACCGAAGTTGAATATCAGCATTTTGATGATGTGGATAAAGAAAAAGAAACGCTGGCAGATTACTTATATAACAATCCTGACGAAATACTAGAGTATGACAATTTAAAAATTAGAAATGTAAATGTAGAGGTGGAATAAATGGGCAGTGTTGTAATCATTAATAATAAACCATATAAATTTAACAATTTTGAAAAAGAACTAATGGCAAAGCGCGGGATAAACGCTGGAATTGTTTCTAAACGTGTTAGAGGTTGTTGGGAGTTTTCAGAAGCTTTAGACGCGCCTTATGGCATGCACCTAAAAGAATATAGAGAAATGAAACAAATGGAAAAGATTAAACAAGCGAGACTCGAACGTGAATTGGAAAGAGAGCGAAAGAAAGAGGCTGAGCTACGTAAGAAGAAGCCACATTTGTTTAATGTACCTCAGAAACATTCACGTGATCCGCACTGGTTCGATGTCACTTATAACCAAATGTTCAAGAAATGGAGTGAAGCATAATGAGCGTAATAAGTAACAGAAAAGTAGATATGAACAAAACGCAAGACAATGTTAAGCAACCTGCACATTACACATACGGCGACATTGAAATTATAGATTTTATCGAACAAGTTACGGCACAGTACCCACCACAATTAGCATTCACAATAGGTAATGCAATCAAATACCTGTCTAGAGCACCGTTAAAGAACGGTCATGAGGATTTAGCAAAGGCGAAGTTTTACG